GGCGGGCTTGGTTCCATCTAATATGGTCAGTTGCAGCCCCATAAGGGCGTCTTGCACATCCTGATTGCTAGTATCGACTTGGCGGATGTGGTACTTCATACCGCACCGCTATCGCGCGCCTTTAATTCTACCTACGCGATCGATCAACTCTTGATCTCTGCGGCATTCGGCAGAGCAAAACACGCCTTGTTTTACAGTTTCATTGCAATACCGGCAATAACCAGTAAAACTCGATTTAGTGCGGCTACGAACGGCGTTAATCGCCAAATCCCTGTGCATAGCCTCTAAATCGCTTGCATCGTCAAACATATCGCTCATGCCAGTGTACCGCCTACATTTACATAAAAGGCTTCCAGATAAGCCATTGTATTAGTGTGTTGCCCATAGGGACTATTAGGCAAACTAGCCCAAATAGGATTGCATCGAATAATTGCATTTTGAAAATGTCCTTCATTAATCATCAATTCGGCGCCGCGCTCTTTAATCAGCTCCAGAGCGATCATGTCCTGCGAGTGAGGGGAGAAGTCCATTGCGCCTACGCGCTGCTTATAGGCGTCGAATGTACGCTCTAGAATCTGGTATTTGCCCGCCGCCGTAGACGTTAAGCCGTTAGCTGTAATCGCTTTGCGGGGATGGTCTTTGTAGCTTTGAAACAATGTGCCGCCAAATAGGACGTTATAGCCGTTATCAGAATGGGCTAATAAATCCCGGCCTAATTCTGAAAATCCAATAGTTTTTAAGAGGGCGATTTCGTTGTTTGTCACTTTAAGCCTAATTGCTCGTTAATGAAATCTTGAAGCGACTCTAATTGGAGGGTTGTTGCAGCGCATTTTTCAACAAATTGTGGGTCGGAGGCTGTGCCATCAGAGCTGGGGACGGTTTGGCTGGAGCTGGACAGTTTACTGCTACTGGGGTAGTGCAGGCCACCATAATAAGACTTAAGGCGATCCAGCTTATTCTGATAATCATCTTGTACCTTTTTAGTGATAATTTGTTGTTGAACTAATAAATCTTTGTTGTGCTGTTCTTGAACTTTAGCGTCTGCCGCTACTTTTTCTTTGTAGTTGACTAGCTCAAGATGCTCAGGATACCAACCCAAAAAGGCACAAAAAAGACACCCAATAAAAATGAATGCCATTTTAAACCAGATGTTGGGTGTCATTTTTGATCCAAAGGCTGGGTAGTCATAATCCGCAGGACAGATACCGCTACGCCGATTGCGATCATAATGGTGTTAAAACCGATGTCGTCTTTAATCAGATCGCGCAAATACTGGGAATTATCCGAAATGGCGCCCAAAGCAGAAATCATTCCGCCCAACCACATGGTTTTAGAACGAAAAGCGCCTTTAACGTAGGCCTTTAGTTTTTCCCAAAGTTCTTTCATTTTTGTTTTTTAACTGTCTTTTTTGCCGGTGTTTTTGCCGCTACTTTTTTGACTGCTGGCTTACGAGTGGTGGCTTTTTTAACAATTTGTTTCTTTTCTGTTGCCGGTAATTCGGCAGGAAAAGGCGCCATTTTAGGCGCTGCGGATTTTTTGGTCAGTAAAGCTACGATTCGTTTTAACATTTTATTTCCAGTGGGTTTTAATGAGATCAACAATCTGATAGCAGACCCATAATATACCTGAACTTAATAGGCCTAATAATGTTTTATCTATAACCGCTTGGCGAAACGCTGCTTTTTTGGCTTGTTCTTGAATGGCTAAACGTACCCATTGAACTTCTTCATCCGTTAATGGATGGGATTCAACGGCTTCAACGATCACTTCTTTGAGAAGTTCGATCAGTTCTTGTTTGTCAATACCATCCATAAAACACTCCAAAAACGCCCAAAAGTTACAAGAATTTTAACACTTCTGACGGTTTTACAAACTTATTTTCGTCAAACGCTGTGTAATCCCACCATAAGAATTGATTGGGGGCTAAATGCTCTCTACTTACCAGTAAATTACGATTCTCCGGATGCCCAAATATTAAGGGGTCAGATACCGACCAAAGCACTATTCCGGGTTTTCCCTCACTCCACGCTAAATGCTGAAAAAAGCTATCGACCCCAATCCAGACGCGGCAATCTTTAATTAATTGACGCAATTCGGGCATCGATAAATTCTTACGAAAATCGGAAACCAGTTGCTCTTCACCTTCTACACCGATTTGCACAATGGGTTCTTTAATCAAGCCAATTAATTCTTTCCAATAGGGGTAGTTTTTTGGGTTATTGCCGCCTTTTATTAGTGGTTTGGCGAAAGGATGTATCAGAATCATAAATAAAGCTTTCTATACGCGTTTTCTAGACTGTCCGTCCATTTCCACTGATCCATTTTCTTGTATATGTTCCACTGATCTAGATCGCCAAAAAGATGCTGCGCTTCGGCTATAGAACGACCAGCAATAATTTCCGGATAGCACGTAAACACAACCGGATTATCCAGCTCAGGCAGTATTTTACTGAACACAATGTGATCCCCAAGGCCACAATTAAGTACCACAATAGGACGCCCAGAATAGCTAAGGAAGTTTCTGAAAATTTGCTCGTCATGGTCAAACATCTCTCTTTTGGTTTCAGCTCTGATCCCGCCTTCAGGGTTTTTCATGTGCCATGAAGTCGCATGGGGCGCGGTCAATACTTTGTATCCTTTTAGATACAAGCCATAAGTAAATAGCGTTTCCTCGCGATGAGCTACCCGGGATAACCCTAGATTGAAATCGTGAACGCCAGCGCGGTACAAGAATGAGCAATGCAAGTGCATTACCTCGCGTATACCTTTAATAAAATCCCACTGAATGTTTGGTTCATTGTCGATATTTTCGATGTGCCCGGTTGATTTTGATGCGTTTACGGGTTTACCCGTAATAATCGATCCGCCGACTGCACCAACATTTTCAATCTGAGTCGCATGGCTATACAGGCTTTGCAATACTGTTGGCTCTGGAATGCAGTCATCATCTACCCGCCAGACCCAATCATAGCCCATCTCATTGGCTTTTTGATGGATGTGATGTTGACCTTTTTTATCTGCAAACAACCATTCCCATTCAATTCCTTTTGCTTGCATTTGTTGAAATAAATGCTGATAAATGAATTCTTTTCTCATATCTTGAGGTTCATCATTATCATCAAAAATAATTACTTTGTTAGGCAACCATGTCTGATTGATAACCGCTTGTAAAACAAGCGGCAATGTGGAGTGGTATCTACCTCTGGTAGCTATCGAACACAATACTTTACTCATTATCCCACCTACAAAGCATTAAATTACTGGGGTTTTCAGGTGTAATGTCTTGAATTACATCTGATATTTCACCAGCATGATTGATGTAAACAAATTGAAAGCCGGGAAAGTCTTTTTCAGTCAACCCATGCAATTTATGATGCTCTCCCCAAAAGCCTTTTGGCTCATTATGAGGAACAGAAATTAACAATCTTTGACATTTTGTTTTAAGCATTTCAACAATTTCTAAACCATTATCTAAATGCTCAATAACTTCAAAAGCAATGATATTTTTATAAAAAGCAAATCCAAAGGTATTAATATCCGCTTGAATAAACGCACAAGCATTTGTCCAATTTTGATCTTTTGCCACTTCTACAATAATTGGATCGTAATCTAACCCTATGTAGAATAATTTAGAAGAAAAAAACTGTATCCCGTATCCAGTTGAACAACCAATTTCTAATACTAATTCATCAGAAATATTTTTAGAAGCCCATTGATACCTAGTAGTTTCTCTAGGAAATACCGGATCACCCTTTAAAAATACTGCTCTTTCATAGTTGTTAGAAAGCAAATACCTGTAATGTTCCAAATTCCATTTTTTTGCTAAACGCAATTCATTTGCATAAAATTTTTGTTTCCAGTCTTGAACTAAATTGGGATCATGGACTGTTCCTTCTGCCACATGATATATAGGAAAATCTCCTTTATATCCAACATTTACAATAGAAAAACCATTTTGGTCTGCTCTATAGCAAAAATCTATATCTTCACATCCACCAGTTTCAAAAGATTCATCTAAACCACCTATGGCATAGAATACTTTTTTATCAATCATGGTGCAAAAAAATACACCAAAATTTTGTTTTGTAATAGGAGAGTATTGAGTAAGAACTGTTGATATATCAGCGTGATAATCATCAAGTCTATTTAACCATTGATTTTTTGGTTGCTCTAATAACAAAGTGTCATTATTTAATAACACTATTTTATTGCAAGTAGACCTTTTAATACCTTCATTAACAGCCTTAGCAAACCCTAAAGGTTTGTCATCCCAAACCATTATTAAGTTAGGTATAGCAGTATGTAAATAATTTAAATAAGCTTCTGTATTATCAGTACATCCATTAGCAGAAATGACCAACTCTATGTCGGTCATTTCGGTGTGCTTGATTATTGAATCAATACACGGCTTTAGGTACTTCTCACAGTTGTTATAGGTTGGTATAACAATGCTGTATTTCATAATTTCCTGTCAAGTTTGTACGAACTTATGTTATATCACAGTTTTTAGCTAGACCACTTTGCTACTGGTTGTTCTGGAAATACTGCATCCCAAGTTGGATTGACTGCAATGTTACGGATAGTATTTCTATACGCTATAAAATCCGCTTGATTTGTTAAGTACGGATTATTTGCTGTATTTACTACATCAGGAATAGTAGCCCAATCTGTTTGATACAGCAAATCACTAGCTGTTTTTTGATTAGCTGTTGCTTGTGTATCTTGCATAGATTGAATTTGCTCAGGAGTTAATTGTGCAACTTTAATGGTATATACCCAATTTAAAGGTTGGATTGGGTCATCAATCTGAATATACGGGTCACAGGATTCTAAGCATTGTGTTGTAGAATCGTATGGCAAATAAGTATTGACATACATGCAACTATTTTCAGCCATAAATTGTGGATTTGGGCCGCTATTAGGAAATGAAGTATCAGGAAACATAGCAGTGTAGTCAGCCACATCTGTTACTTTTCCGTCTTGAATTTTTGCTATTAACATATAAGTCCTTATTGATTAGGAAAAGCCGTAGTTGGCGGCGTAAAGTTAGCTGTATAACGAGCTATGCCGTTGGTAACACGAAAATCATCAAGATAGCCTGTAAAAAAGCCAGTTGAAGGCACTCCAGCAGTTCCTGATACATTAACCCCAATAAAAATGTTTCCATTATCT